GATGAACTTGCTCTCATTGTCAGCCCATCCAAACTGTAGTCTCATGCGATCTGACCTCCTCTGGTGTTGTATGGCATTAATCGACGCAACGACGAATACCGCTAGCTGATCGAACTGTGTTTTGAAGGCTGCTACGCCCCAGCTAGCAAGTATCTTACGAAGTTCGCCCGGATCACCAACAGCTTGCTTCTGTGGGATCACGAACTCACGCACCCCCTCCTTCGGTAGGTGCAGCCGCATAACGACGACCTCGCCATTCTTGGGGTCGGTCATGGTTTTTACGACGTACAAGTCGTGCGGGTACACCAGAACCGGATCACCCTCTTCCCCTTTGGGGGGTTTCTTATATATCCCCCCGCCAGCACCTCGTACGAACGGTAGTGGGAACTCAGGTATACGCACGTCGATTGGCACATCATCGTTGACGACGTATTCGCCGTCCTTGGTTTTAGCCTCGACAAGCTCCTTACCCAGCACAATGGGGTTCTTTATCTTACCTAGGAAGAGGCAGCCGTAGCAGCCGCCGGGGTTATTGCGCTCGAACGTACTGCAGTTGTGTGGGCCGACGATGTGGCGCACCTTGTCTAACACCGCTGCCGGGTCGTAGTCTGGATGCCCTGACGACAGCTTCTGGGTCGCATAGTCCCGGTCTGTACAGAACTTGGCTACCGACAACGCATCGAACCAACGCACTTCGCTGAGCGCCTCTCGTTCCTGATAACAGGATAGCAGCTGATTGCAGCCGTCTCCCTTAATGCTGCGGCGCATGATCTTCGAGAACAGGGAGATACTATCATCAACCAATTTCTTGCCGAGGTTGCTTACCCGGCGTTCGGGGACCACGACCTCCTGCTTTGGCCTCACACCCAGCAACTTCTTGAACGTATCAAACTCAATAGGCTTGCCTGTGCTCATCAAGCTCACCGGACGAGGTGGGTCGTCCTTGAAGTTAAACGTGCCCGGTATGCGCAGGATTCGCGCCACTTCAAACACCACAGGGTCTACAAGCAATCCGTGGGTATTGCATATCTCCCGTAGCCGGTCAGCGGCGGGTTCCCACTCCTCACGAGTAACGTCTTGCGTCAGCGGCCAGTATACGTGCAGCCCTCGCCCCGAGTTGACGACGGTAGGTTTTGGTAGCCCCACGGTCTTGCAGAACTCCTGCAATGCCAGCAGCCCGGTAGCTTGGTCGATGTAACCGTCACTCCTACCAGTCTTGGGGTTTGGCACCGCTTTTGACGGGCCGCAGTCTATATCGAGCCAGAAGGCACGGAGGGCTTGGACATTATCCTTCTTGCGGTTAGCGTCGGTGGTATACTTCGCTACACCGAAGAACACGTTCCACCCACCAGCAACTAATGACGCAGTAGTACCGTCTACCTCTTCTCGGGTCTCGACCAGATACTGCCTACGTTGGATATTTGCTCCAACCCCCTTGATGCCTACCACTGCGAACCAACCACCTGCCGGTTGCACTGAGCTCAAGAGGTCAATGTTTTGCATTGCACAGCCTATCGTTGCGGCGCGTAGCCGCCAGTTTCCTCTTATATGCCTAACTTAGGACGGTGGGGGGTTCTCGTTAGACTCATCTATCCACATCTCAATTACACGATGGTAATGAGGTTGTGGCATCACTGTTCCACTGAACCACCCGTACACAGTTTGACGGGAAACCCCTAGAGTGCGCGCTACTTCTACGACTGGCAAGTCGCGTTCTAGGCAAATACGCCCTAGCTGCACACCAATGAGTCCCCCGTCAGCCGCCCTTATAGTGTCGGCTACACGGATGCTGTAGCCTGTCACTACTAGTCCTCCTCTTCCGCCCACTCTTCAAGGAGCGAGCTAAGCGCGTCCTCGTTGTCGCCAACTACAGGTTGCGGCGGTTTCTTGGTCGTAGCCCGCTTGACGGGTTTAGCTACCTCTTCCACCTCCTCAGGTTCGTCAAAGGCACTTTTGGGCTTAGCCGGGGCGGCGGTAACTTTCTCCACTACTTCGGCCACCACAGGGTTCACCTCGGGGGCCTTTGCGGCGATAGCTGGCTGCATGGTCACGCCACTTGCTTCCGCCACCGTGAGTTGGATATATCTTTGCGTATCCGGATTAGCAAAAGCGGCGTCTACAAAATCAGACTCTTCCTGAGTTAGATGCCGCTCGGCTTGGAACTTAAGCCTCATGGTCTCGGCCTCCGCATCGTACGCAACCTTGGTCACGACAGTGTCGGGCGCTTCCCCATTCGCTTTAAGGTGCTTGCAGTAGTGCTCGAACCCCTGTGCAGACCCAGTCCCCTTATCAAACAATGACGCTGCTGGAACGCTAAGCTGGTAGACGTCACCGCTGTCATCTCCTTCAGCCAGCACGGCAAGTCGACGCTTGAAACGGCACGCTTTACGGCTACCAGCCCCAGACCCCCCGATATTCTGCGGGCATTCAGCGCAGGTTTCGGACTGCCGATTAGCCACCTTTGCCTCGGGTACTCGGCCATCATTAGACCAACAATCCGGCAGCGTTGGGGTGCCATCAGGGTCATACGCGGCTGCGTAGTACTCACGGGATATATCCCTGAGCATGTCAACGACGATGACGTTTATCTCATTCGGGACGGCACGACCGATCTGCTCGCCACCAACAATCCGCTTGAACGTGCCATTGGTGTTGATTGTAATACGTCGTACCCCCCCACCCACGGTGATCTTGTCTGCAATCCTCGACTGACGACGCACGGTCGGCAAGGATGACGGGTGTTCAAATATGGTTACGTTGCTCATTACTACTGCTCCTTAGTTATTGGTTGGTTTACGCACAGTAATTACGTACTTGCGATCAATCTGAAGGCCCGGAGGAAACGCCTCTGGGTTATCGTCAAGAAACTGCTGCATGTTAGTGTTGTGGATACGCTGCTCAAGCAGGAATGGAGCATCGAACTCCTTCACTGTAGTGTAAAGTGACTCCCAATCAGTCGTCCAGTACCGGGTCTTTACACGACGCGACACTGTGCCGTTGGCAGTGCGAAGGCTATCTATGTCCTGATCCTTGCATATACCAAGCAGCTTATCAGCTACGACGTCGAGGTTCTCCTTGAGCTCGCCGATATCCTTCTTGTATTGCTCGTCTTTCTCTTCGATGGCTGCGCGGATGCGGCGGTAAACCCCCACAAGCTCTGCAACCGAAACGGTTTTGGTATCCATATGTTTGCTCCTTCGTTATTCCCTCCTACGGCGTAGACTAGACATTGTCAAGGGTTTGTCAAGATGTCTTTGTACAAATCAATCACGCGCTGGTGGTTGCTGATGTTTCCCCGCAGCAGGCTATAGAGCCGAGACTCAACCTCACTACCGCGAATATGGACCACGGTCATGGCGTTCTTCTGTCCGGGGCGATCTATCCGGGCGTTGGCCTGCAGGTAAGTCTCGACCGATGTAACCGGCGAGTACCACACGATTGTGTCTGCTGCGGTAAGGGTAAGCCCGTGACTGGCGGCCTGTGGTTGGATAAGCAGGACTTGCGGGTCAGTGCGGGTTTGGAAATGGTCGACGATCTCGCTGCGCTTGTTGACCGACACCTTGCCGTTGATGACCGCGCAGTTGATGCCTTCCTTCTCCAGCTTAACGCGAAGTAGGTCGATGGTATGGGTGAATGGCACAAAGACCAGCACCTTGTTGCTAGCTTCCTCGATAACCTCCAGCACCACGTTAAGACGGTTGCTAACGTCGAACTCAAGCACCTCGCCGGTATCCGTGTAGACCGCGCCGCAGCTAATCTGCAGAAGCTTGTTGAGCTTTACCGCAGCGTTCACCGCGCTTACCTCTTCGCCGTCCGCTTCCAACAGCATCTCGGCCTTGAGTTGCCGATAGTACTTGGCTTGCTGCGTCGTCAAAGGGGCGTCCCGTTCTACATGCGTGACTTCCGGCAGGTCGAGGCAATCTTTCTTCTCGAAACGGATAGCAGGCTGCAGGATACGGTGTACGTAGGCGGGGGCAGTGGGCTTTGGAGCCCACTTAAAAGTAGTCACCTTGTTCATCGTCTCAGCCCGGAAGTGGCTATAGTATTTCGGCGAGCCGTCGGGGTTGACGAGGCGAGCAAGCCCATAGGCGTCCAAGGGGCTTTGTGCTGCTGGCGTACCCGTTAGCATCCACAGACTAGGGTCGGTATCACGGATGATCCGGTTCAGGATTTTCCAACGGTTGGTGGTGGCCGTCTTATACGCCGACGCCTCATCGACGACGACTAGGTCAAACCCCCCCGCTGCGATCTCATCCTTTACTACAGCCAACCCATCGAAGTTGAGGATGACAAACTCGGCTCCCGACTCGATGACTTTCTTACGCTGGCTGGCAGTGCCGTGAGCCACACCACACGAGCGGTGCATAGCGAACTTGAACAGGTCTTGCTGCCACGCGGACTTCATGATCGACAACGGGCACAGCACGAGCACTCGGTTGATCTTATGTTGCTTAATTAAATAGTCAGCAGCCCAGATGACACTGGCGGTCTTTCCGGTCCCCTGCTCGTTGAAGCAAAACGCTCGGCGGCGCAGCGACAAGAACGACGACGTTACTTTTTGGTGCTCGAACGGAGTTAGCTTGCCGGTCCACGTATAGTCGCGCAACATCGGCGACGGGACATCGGTAAAACCTAGCGACGCCAACGTCTGCGCCTCATGCAGGCCCCAGCTAACAGCGACTTCTCCGCTGCCCATGATTGCGCTCTTAGGTATGCTGCGAGTGATAAGGCTAGGGTCAGTGGCTGCGACTAGCAGCGCTTTGTTGTCTACGATGTGCACCAGTTTGCTCCTTGGTGTGCCTATTTTCTTTTCCTGCGCTCCTTGGGACTTGTCTCGGAAATCAGGTTGTGCTTGGCATCTCGGTCGAATGAGCGGTTAGCACTGCGGCTAATTGCACGCAGTCCTGTCTTGTTGGTACCACCCTTGTCTAACGCGACTACATGCCCAACATCCTTGCCGTCGCCCTTATGGACCTTTCCCGCCTTTACCAGCTTAGCGCGGGCAGCGTTGCGCATGGCGCGGTTCTTTTTCTGCTGCTCGGTACCACCGTAGAGCTTGTACTCCCGGTCGTAGTTGCGGTCCTTGGGGTCCTTGTAAGGCATTACCGTCTCCTTGGTCGCCAGTGTGCACAATCTACCACGGGACACCAGCCGCACAAAGGCCCCGACTTGGGGTTCCACACACCATTCTCTATGGCCGCTTCCAAGCGTGCAAGCTGGTTATCGAACACCCGCATGTACGTAGCCGAATGCTCGCGGAGATGGACCTTCTTGGGCATTTCCTTACTGACTACGAAAAGAAGGGCAGACTTAATCTTTTCCACCTGTGGATAATGTGCAAACACCGCACCCGCCATGAGGTCCAGCTGCTTGGTATCGGCGTACTTGGCGTTTTTACCAGTCTTGTAATCCACCATCCACGCTCGGTCGCCATCGACGATCAGCAGGTCTACCACCCCCCGCCAC